TCGACCTGGGGTCGCCCGTAGTTCTCGGGCGAGAAGGTCAGCGCATCGGGCGAGACGATCACGACCTCGCCGGTGGCGGTGTCGACCAGGGTCACGACGCAGCCTCGGCCAACTCGGCGGCCAGCGCCTCGACGTCGGCGGGGCGGAAGAACATCGCACCCCGGAGCCCCGGCGCCTTGATGGCGGGGGTAATCCTGTCGGATGCGACCCAACGTGAAAGCGTCGAGCGGTCTACGCCAAGCTGGGCGCAGACCTCGGCGCTCGTGAGTAGGTCGGAGGTCATGGGGGCGCATCTTGCGCCTTGCACAACTCTTTGTCAATAGGTAATGCCGAGGGGCCGTTCGCCGTCCGACGCGAACTGAACACCGAACGCGCAACAGCCCCCCGTCCGGGTGGGGGGGCCGGACGGGGGGCTGGACTTGGCCGACAGGTCGGCGACCCCTCAGGCAGCGAGGCGGGCGCGGATCTCCGCGAGGTCGTGGGACACGGTGCCGGCCGACACGCCCAACAGGGCGGCCGTGGTGACCTTGTCGAACCCGTAGGCCAACAGCGTCACCACCCGATCCTGGCGGGCCGTCAGGCCGTCCCACGACGGCCACGGCGGCGGGTCCTCGACGGCGAGACGGTCGGCCAGCGTCAACCCGTCGGAGCCGACCACCTCGGCGTCGAGCGAGTCGACCCGTCGACGCCGACCGGCGAGGCGGCGCAGCTCGTCGACCGCCCGCCGCCAGGCGTACGTCTCCTGGTGGTCAGGATGCGCCCACGCCGCTTCGACCGCTGCCCCGATGACGTCGTCGGTCCAGGGGCCACGGGGACACACGGCGGCCCCGATGCGTCGGCCGATCGTGACAGCGTCGGCAGGGTCCACGACCTCACCCGAAGTCGAGCAGGCCACCCGGGGCGCCGTCCTCGAGGCGGCCCCGGACCCAGGCGTCGGCGACGACCCAGCCGAGGCACCAGCCGGCGGCGAAGATGGCGGCGTCCACCCAGAGGCGACGCACGGTCATGGCCGACCCACCAGCGTCTCCAGCATCTCCCGCACCACGGTGAGCTGGCCGTACATGCGCTCCTGACCGTGCTCCAACGAGCCGACCCGATCCTTGAGCGGCGGAGCCTCGGGGCCGACGTTGTTGACGGCGTGGTTGATCTGGTCGACCTTGCGCTCGATCTCGGCGAGCTTGCCGTCGATGACCCGCTCGGCGGTCTCGTCGACCCGCTCGTCGACCGCCGCATGGACGATCTCACGGATCGGTTCGGCGACGAGGTGGCGGTAGAGCCACCGTCCCCCCGGGATCTTCGCCAGGGCGGTGAGGCCGATCGCCCCGCCGACCAGGCCACCGGCCACGATGCCGATCGACTGCCAGACCGCGACCCCCTCGGTGGCGATCACTTCGCGCTCGCCTTCGCGTGCACGCAGAACCGCAGAGCGTCCCACGCCCGCAGGTCGACCACCCCCGTGGTCGGCTGGCCGGCGAGACGCTGCACCCGGCGCACCGTGTCAGCGGTCGACGGGCCAAACTCGCCGTCGATCGGGTCGGCCTCGCCGGCCGCCCAGTCGAACGACCCCTGCCACACCTTCACCCAGTCGCCCGCCGTGCCCTCGACGAGCACCTGGAACACCGACGGCCGAGCAGCTGGCGCCGTCGTGTCGTAGGTGCTGGCGAACCAGAACGCGAGCCGGGCTGCCTCATCGCCCGGGAGCACCTCGGGATGGATCCCGGCGACGTACTGCGGGCGGGCCACCCCGACCACGATCGACAGGGCGCGGGTCTTGGCCTGCACCTGGCCGCCGGTGCGGGACCCCGCGGCGTTCGTGTTCCCCTCGATCGCGTCGACGAACCAGCGGCCGAACCGCCGCTTCTTGTACGGCTTCGAGGTGGACAGCCCGGTGTGGTTCGTCCGGTTGCCGCGCCGGCCGATCTTGTAGAACAGCACGTCGCCCGGCTCGATGCGGTCCCGGGCGATCGTGCGGCCGAGGCGCCGCCATCCGGCCAGCGCCGACGCACACGAGGCGTAGCCGTCGATCGCTGCTCGCGGGTCGAGCCCGACCTGGGCGAGCACCCAGGCGACGAAGATCGAGCACCAGGCCACCCCGTTGAACCCGAACCAGTCGCCGTACTTCGTGCGGTTCGAGCCCTTCGGCGACTCGGTCACACCCTTCTGCGAGGCGGCGACGGCGACCGCCTTGCCGGCCGTGCTCACGGCGCGGTGTCCAGGTTGCCGAGCTCGTCGACCTCGAGCTGGTCGGCGGTCGACGCCGTTCCGGGCGTGCCGAGCCGTGACGCTGCGACCCCCTTGAGGAACGAGAGGACGGCGGCGGCCCCGGCGAGCGCCGCGACCTTCAACATCGACACGTCGAGCCCGACGAGCGGGGCGGCGCTCAGCGTGCCGAGGAACGCCTGCACGAACGTCCACACGACGCGCTCGGCGAGGTCACGGACGAAGGACACGATGCACCTCCGGTGGTGCTGGTTGGAAAAGGTCGGTCAGCTCACGTACAGGCCGTCGACGCCGATCGGCTGGCCGATGATCAGGCCGCCCCGGAACGACGGCTCGAGCGGGTCGATCGTCACGTAGCCGTCGGACGGTGGACTGATGGCCCCACCGTTCGACGCGGTGGCGGTGCCGGCGTAGACCCACGGGCACCACGACGAGCCGCCGCCGCCGCCACCGGAGTAGCCGGTGGCGTCGACCGAGCCGCCGCCGCCGCCGAAGTAGCCGCCGCCACCACCGCCGCCTGTGTAGGTGTTCGCGAAGATCGGGCCGCGCACCCCGCCGTTGCCGCCATGCAGCGAGGACCCGACCTGCGGTGCGGTCGTGTGGGTGGCGATGACGGCGCCCGCTGCGCCTCCGGCGCTTTGGGTGCCGCCCCGACCGCCGAGGCCGAGCGCGAAGCGGTCGGTGCCGTTCCCGCCGACGAACCCACCGTTGCCGCCCGCCCCTCGGTTCGAGCCGCCGGTCCCGACCCCGCCGCCGCCACCGCCGACGATCAGCAGCGTGGCGCCGACACTGCCGAGCCACACCCGCGACGATCCGCCGCCGGGCGACCCGGGGGCGGTCACCGCGGCAACCTGGCCGGCGTCGGGCCATCCGCCGTTGTTGCCGGAACGACCGACCTGCACGGTCAGCGTTGCCCCCGGCGTCACCGTGACGATCGCCCCGTCGGCGCCGTGCCCGACCCCGCCGGCCTTGAACGTGTCCTGGCGACCACCGGCACCACCGACGCAGGTGATGAGCACCCGGTTGGTGCTCAGCGGCACCGTGTAGGTCTGGTTCGACCCTGTCGCCGCGAACGTCGTCACGACCGGCCGCTACCCTGCCGCAGCAGCAGCGTTTGCCGCTGCCTCGCGGACCTCGTCGAGCGTCTGGGCGACGGCCAGGTCGGCGAGGAGACGGCCCAGCGGGTCCGACGGCGGACCGTCGGTCACGGGGACGTGTGCGGCGACGACCTCGGCCCACGCCTCGGCGGTGAGTGCCTGCGGGTCGTTCTCGTCCCAGTAGGCGGCCAGCAGGTCCGGCTCAATCACGTTCACGCCGAGCGCGCCGACCTGGTCGGCGAGGCGCTGGACGTCGAAGGTGGCAGGAAGCGGGGCGGTGACACGGATCATGTGCGGAACCTCGTGATGGTGGCGAACCGGACCTTGGCGCCGGCCGAGGCGTTGTTCGTGGTGGTGCGCAAGGACAGCACCTTCCCGGCCGCCGACACGTCGACGGTTGCCACGCCCGTGCCGAGGCCGGTGAGGGTGAGAGCGGACGCGCTATAGGACACGTCGCAGGTCTGCGAGCTGGTCGAGATCACCTGGAGTCGGGCACGCACCATCACCTGACGGGTCGTGCCCGTCGAGATGTTCGCCGTCGTGCTCGTCGTCATCACCGTGGAGTCGAGGACGAGGTTCGGCGCAAAGGCCACGTTCGAGCCGGTCGCGTTGTTCCACTCGAGGCACGCCTCAACGACGATGAAGTCGCCCGCCACCAACGCCGGCAGCGAGTAGCTGAAGTGCGAGATGGCAGTCCCGGTCGTGTACGACCCGTCGAGGCCGTACTGCACGAGGATCGACCCGGGCATCGCGGCGGCGAACCGCGCATCGTTGCCGACCGCCACCGTCGTCGAGCTGGTGCCGGTCGGAATGCGGGCGATGTCGAGCGTGCCCGACGAGATCGCCGATGCCGCATGCGAGTGGGATGCGGCGGCGAAGTCCGTCGTGGCCGCCGCTGCGGCCGTGCCGAGCGTGGGTCGACCGGTGAGGTCGGAGTAGGCGCCTGTCGTCGCGACGGTTGCGAGACCGGACAGGTCACCTCCGCCCGACAGGACGGTGACGGACCCCGAGTGGCTGATCTCGACCACGGTCCCCGCCCCGATCGCGCCGGCGCCGTACGCCGTCCACGTCCCCTCGGCCAAGGTGAAGTCCTCGACCTGCTTGACCTCGCCGCCCACGACGGTCACCAGCTCGACCGTGTCGCCCACCAGCACCGCAGACGGGTCGGAGACGGCGGCCACGTCGAGCGCCGTCTCCGACCCGTCCACCTCGAGCACCGTGAACGTGTCGCCGTCGAACGTCGTGGCGATGACGGTCGCCCGGTAGTGCTTGGTCACTGCTTCGGCGCCCTCGATGGTGTCGATGCCGACCCCGCCACGGAGCCGGAACAGCGAGTAGGGGCCCCAGATCGTGCCGGTGATCGAGATGTGGTCGTAGTGGTGGACCTCCGATGCGAGCAGCTCACCGAACCCGGCCTCGGTCTCGCGTTCCCACGGCGACCCGAGATGCGCCACCCACACGCCACCGTCGACGCCGGACAGGATCGTGCACCGCTGACCGTCGTCGATCGCCTGACCACCGACGTGGGTCGCCGACCCGTCGAGTGGGAAGCCCGGATCATGGGTGGCGTACTTGGTGACGTGGACGTTGGACCCGAACGGGCCGAAGCGGCGGGTCAGCGTCGACTCGACCTCGTGGCCCGCCGACGAGAACCCGACGACCGAGCTCTCGGACACCGCGACGAACTCGACGGTGACAGCGTTCCGTGCCCCCGACCCGATCAGCCATGCCCCGACCAGGACCCTCGTGCCATGGGCCTCGATCCCCGACAGGTCGCGGATCAGCGTCGGCACTACGCCGACGCCACCCAACTCGTAGATGGCGCAGTCGACCACGATCCGTGGGTCGGCCGGGTAGGCCGTGAACGACAGCAACCGGACTCCGGCCGGCAAGAACGACCAGTCGATCGGGAGCGCCACCGTCGGATCCAGCGACTCGGCCGAGATCGCCACGTCCACATCGATGAGGCGGGGATCAGCGCCACCGGCAGCGTCGATCGCGGCCTGGAGCCCGGTGATCGCCGAGATCGGGTGCGCGTCCTCCGTGTCGCGGCCGTCGAGGTCGTTGTGGACCCCATCGAACGTGCCGCCGGTGCCGGTCCCCCCGACCCGAATCAGCTCGCCGCCGGACACCTCGACCGGCGTGCCCTCCGCGATCTCGATGTCGTTGCCGACCTGCACCTCGATCATGAACCACCATCCCGAGACGTTGCCGGACCCACGTAGATGCGAGACCCGGGGAAGTAGGTGTACGGGGAGATGTCGCCCGAGATGATCCGGAAGTCGAACGCGTACTCGCCCGACCAATCGACCGTGTCGTCGACGACGAACGTGAGGGTCAGCACGTCGCCGGCCTCGTCGGAATCGTCGACCGTCTCCGTCACGTCGAACGTGGCCACGACGTCGTCGGCGCCGGGTGTTCGACGCACCTGAGCGAGCCACTCCTCGCCGCGCCACGCTTCGAGCCGGGCGGCGTCCGCCTCCGACTTGCGGGCATCGACACGCACGACCAGCGCCACGCGGTCGCCCGCTGTGATCGTGACCGCCAAGGCGTCGCCGCACCCCTCCTCATCGAGGAGCTTCGTCCGAACGCTCATCGTTCCTCCTACTGGGGCAGCGGGCTGCCGTAGACCTTGAAGCTGAGGCCGGCGTGGTTCCCGGCCACGCACGACGGCGACAACGCCTCGCCCTTCTGGGCGATCGTCGTTGCCACGTCGACGGTGGCCGCCAACTGGCCCGACGGAAGCGTGATGGTCGGCAACGCCGTCCCCCCGACCGACAGCGTCACCGTGGACGAACCCGACGTCGGCGGGTCAGCCGGACCTGACGCCCGCAGCTCCAACGTCATGATCCTGGTGGGCTCCGGGAACGTCTCCACCGGGACCCCCGTCGACTGGGACACAGCGTTCCCCGACATCGACCACGTAACGCTCGTCATCGCCAACGTCGTCGACGCCGGCTGGAACGGAGAAACCGGCGATGACACCTCAGATCGGCCACCGAGCGAACCGGCGGACGTCCGCCGGGCGATGCGGGCCAGCCTGTCGAGAAAGTCGCGTCGAGGGGAGACCGCCTCGAACGTCCAGTCGACGTGACCGTCCGCCGAGCGCCACGAGATCGACCAGAGACGGCCAACGCCGGGGCCGGCGTGAAGCGGCAACGTCGGCGAGTCCCCCAGCCACACGCCATCAGGGTTCGGGACCATCTCGGGTGACGGCGGCGACACGCCCACAGCGGTCGACACCGACACCTCACCGGAGCGGGCCAGGTACTGCTCGGCCAGCCTCGTGGCCTCAGCCCGGTCAGTGATCTGCGGTACCCGCAACGTATCGACCTCGTCGCCGGTGCCGACCGGGAACCAGCCGTACGCGTCGCGCACATGCAGCTTCGTGACAATCGGCGTCCAGTCGAGCGTGTGGTCGAGCTTCGCTACCGCCGCCCCGTCGAGCGTCGTGGCGGCCTCGTACTCGACTGCGGCCTTCACCGCCCCAGCCCCCTGGGCGACGAAGGCGTGCAAGACGAACCCCTCGGCGTCGGGCAGGAACTCACACCAGCCGGCGTCGGCCGACTTGCGGAGCACGTCAACGAGCGAGTCGTCGGCCGACCAGACAAACGTCCCCCTCTCCCACGGGGCGCCGTTGGAGTCGTGGGTGGCGGTGAACGACACCGACATCCACGACGCCACTTCGCCGACGAGGATGCGGAACTGGTCGCCCCACGCGAACTGCACGTCAGCCTGGTCGGTCGTGTATCGCCAGCCGCTACTCGACGTCGTCGCCACCCACGTCTCGTCCAACTCGAGGCCGAACCCGCCGGAAACGAACTCGCGTCGACCGCACGCCCAGGCGAAGAGGTGCGCGTTGTGCGGGTTGCCAGGGCGGGCTTCGTTGGTGACCTCGGCTCGCATGACGTGGTCGCCGGACGTCTCCCGCAGCCCGCGGGCGTACGTGTTGGCCGCCGCCGTGCCCATCGGGTCGGTGAACCCGTAGAGCGGGACACCGTCGCGGGCGATCTTGAATGTGTCGTCACCCGTGGCGTAGTGGTAGTTCGTAGCGTCGGCAGGGTTCGTGTACGTGAAGTCGACCCACATGGTGCCGGCGGCGTCCTCGGTGCCACCGGCGGCGCTCGGCCCCAACCAGTAGGCCAACCGGTTCGGGAACGTCTCAGGAAGCCCCTTGAGCCCGTCGGGCGGGTCGCCGTCACGGTCACCGACGACGGTCCGTTGTGGGGCCGTCGCCCATCCCGACGTTTCGAGCTCGGGTGCCGACCAGTCGAACCGGCGAACATCGTCGAAGGTGGCCGGGCCGATCCCACCGGCCGGGATCACCTTCGCTTTCGCCGCACGGTTCAGCCACGACACCGTCGAGATCCGCCACTCACGGCCACGACCGCCCTGCGGGGAGCGTTCCACGACGTTGATCTTCTCGACCTGACCGGCGTAGATGGCCCGCCAGTCGTCAACCTCGGCGTCGTCGGGCCGGATGAGCACCTGAACGATGGCACCATCGACCACTTCGGCGATGAGGGGGTCGTCGAGCGGAACACGGATCTCACATCGACCCAACTCGGACAACTGCACCTGCCCGGTGCAGGACCTGACGACGAAGTCACCGATGATGTCGCCGAACGAGGCGTCGCGAAGAACGACCCGCAACGCTGTCACGAACCAACCTCGGCCAGCTCGCCGTCGACCAAGGTCACGGTGAGGATGCCGACGGTCTCTGATGCCGACTCGTCGTCACGGTTCACCCGGAAGTCGTCGAGCGTGATCGGCCCCGACCACGACCGGCCCGTGCGGGTCGACGTGAGCACTAACTCGACCTGCCCGCGCTCGTCAGGCGTCGCCCCGTAAACCTCGGCATCGAACGCTTCGAGGGCGTCCTCGAGGCCGGCCGCAGGATCAGTGGTCGCCACCCCGTCACCGTCAACCGTCCCGACGAACAAGAACCGGAGCGACTCGGTCCGATCAGTTCGGAACGACGGGTAGGTGCGGACCCCGTCGACCCCGTCGAGCGTCTCGGAGTCCCGGCGGCGCGGCGCCTTCCCGCGCATCACGTGCAGGTTCAGGCCGGCCCGGTCGGGTCGGTTCACCTCGACTCCACCGATCGTCGCCGAGTAGAGGAGTCCGTCGGTCGGTAGTGCGCTCATCCGAGACCTCCGGCCATCTCCAGCCACTCCTCGTCGCGCAGTTGACGCACCTGCTCGGAAGCGAGTCGGCGCTCATCGACGTTCCCGGCGACGTTCGTCGTCAGGTTGATGGGACGCTGGGAACGTGTCACGGTCGGCGTCTGCGCCGTACGGGCGATCGCCGATGCCTGCGCCGCGTTGAAGATCGACCCGGCAGCGTCCGGCCACCACAGCTCCGGGCCTCGCTCGCCGACGATGCCCGGTTCACCCGCCGCCTGCGGGCCACCGTCGGCACGGCCACGCAGGAGTAGCTGACCCTTGAGTCCGTTCTGGAGGAGGTCGGCCTGGCCTTCGGCGACGGCACGTAGACCGACCGTCACTGTGATCTTGCGGCCGTCGTTCTGACGTGCCCAGTCGTTAAGTGCGATCGTCGCCCCGCGCGTGTTTGTTTCGACGCCGATCTGCACCGGAGGCTTGGCCCGCAGCTCGGCGAGGAACTCCTCGTACCGTGCGGCGGCACCCTGCACGTTCCCTTCGGAGATCAGCGTGGCGATCTCGACCTTGACCTCAGGCGGGACCTCGTCGGCAAGGAGCTGGCCGTACAGCTGGAGCTTGGTGGCCGCTTCCTCCGCACCCGTCAACAGGATGGCCGTGTCGACCTGCTCTGGGGTCAAGCCGAGCACCTGGAGGTACCCCTGGGCGGCCTCGCCGGTGATGCCAACGGCGTCGAGCTGGCCGAGGTAGGAGAGCCGCAACAGGTTGCCGGCGCCGATCGCCTGGTCGTAAGAACCGGTTGCGGCCAGCACGCCGAGGTACCCGGAGATGGCATCGCGTGCCTGGAGAGCCGCGTCGAACGCCTTGGACTGCTCGTCGGAGAACCCTCGGAACGCGATGAGTGCGGGGTCGAGGTTCTTCGGCAGGTTCTTGACCGAGTCGGCGAACGACTTGTTGGCATCAGCCAGCCCGAAGGCGGTCGAGACGGCGTCGTCGATCGTGGTCGACCCGTTGATTGCATCCGCATAGGCGGACACGCCCGCGGCGAACGATGATGCGTCGACGTCGTTCAGGTCGAGCGCCGTGCGCAACCGGCCGAGGCTGCCATCGAGAAGCTGCGCGGCGTCCTCGGCGCTGATCTGGGCGTCCGACAGTTCCTTGGTGGCGTCGGTCAGACCGTCGGTCGGTGCGATCACCGACGACACCTGGGCGGCCAGTTCAGGGTAGGCGTCGGCCAACTTGAGGAGTGCCTGACGGCGCGTCTCGAAATCCAGCGACTTGTCCTGAGCGCGCGCCGCCGCAGCCTTCTGCTCGGCGGTCAGCGAGATGCCCTGCTCGCGGGTGAGGTCTGTCAGTTGCTTGGCGTACAGGCCGACATCGGTGGCCGACAGTTTGTAGCCCTTCGACACCTCGGCGAGAAGGTCGATGTTTGTGCGGAACACGTCGCCGCTGATCTCGCCGGCCTCGTACGAGTCGGTGAGACGGCCGACCAGCTTCTCGACCTCGGGGCCGGCGTCCTTGGCGGCCGAGCGGATCCGGCCGAGCGTGCCGTCGACGTCGTCGACGTCGCCGACCCGAGTCGACAGCGTCTCCAAAGCCCCACCGGCCCCGTCCACGGAATCGCGGAACCGGTCGAAGTCGGCCCCACGCAGTGCGATCGACTTCGCCACCTCACCAATCGTGAGCCCGGCCTCACGCCAGTTCTGACGGAACCGTTCCGTGCCCCGCTGCGTCCCGCCCAGCAGGCGCTCGATCTCGGCGCTGGTGGACTTCACCGGGTTGTCGGCGTCGATCCCCAAAAGCGAATCGGCGAACGCCTGGTTCCCCTGGGCGGCCTCGGTGCTCGCCGAGTACCACGCCTCGAACACACCAACCCCGACACCGACCGCTGCGGTAGCGGCCACCATCGCCGGGTTGATGCCCTTGAGTGTGTTGACGAACCCGCCGCCCGATTGGACCGTGTCGGCCAGCCGCTTCCGCAGGTCGTTCAGCGTGCCAAGCCCGGAACCGATCAGCGACAGGCCACCACCGAGACCGGCGAGCCCGACAACGAGCGCTCCGACAGCCCCGGCCCCCTCCTTAACTGGGCCGGGCAACTGGGAGACGACACCGACCACCGACGACAAGCCACCGACCACCGACTGGGCGACCGGCAGGAGGCCCTGGCCGAGCTCGGTCTTCAGATTCTCAACCTCGGCGGCAAGGATCCGCTGCTGGTTGGCGAACCCGTCCGAGGTGCGGATGAAGTCACCCTGGGCGTCGGTGGTCTGAGCGAGAATCTCGGCCTGAGCGGCGAGGACGCGCTGTTGGGCGGTCAGCGATCCGGTGCCCTCGTAGATGCCGATAGCCATCGCCCGGGACTTCAACGTGGCGTCGTCGAGAAGCACGCCGTACTGGCGCAACGGCTCGGACTCGCCACGGAGCCCGGCGCCGATGGCCTCGATGGCCTGATCGGTCGACGTGTTCCCGAACGACGCCAGGTCGCCAGCCAACTGGGTGAGCTGGGTCGAGAAGTCGGCCAGCTCAGTGCCCTGCTTGCCGGCCGCCTTGCCGAACACCGAGAACGTGGTGGCGGCCGTCAGCGCAGCAGTGCGGGACAAGCCAGCGGTCTTGACGGCCTGCGCTGCGTACTTCTCCAGTGCGGCCGCACCGTCGGAACCGAGGACGACGTTCGCCTTCGACTGGGTCTCGGCGTAGTTGGACGCCGAATCTGCCAACGTCTTCAGGCCGAGCGCACCGGCCGTCGCGAACGCCGTCAGACCTGCACCCGTACGGGCAAGGTTGGCCTTGTTGTCCGACAGGAAGTCGAGCCCGGAACCGATCGACGCCCGGGCACGGGCCGCACCGTCACGGGCTGCCGACACGATTGGGTCGGCGATCTTCTCTCGCCAACGGCCACGAAGATCGACGCCGGCACCGAGCTTCGACAGTTCACCGTCGGCGGCCTGGCGGGCCACCCTGGCCTGCTGCGCGGCCTGAACCGCGGCCTCGGTCGTGAACCCCAACAGTGTCGACGGAGGAGGCCCCTGTACCGTCGCCAGTTCGGCCTCGACGGTCTCGACCAGGGAACGCGAAGAGGCCCGGGCAGCCGCAAGGGCACCCGGGCCGATCAGTCCTTCGAGCGGCGACCGCGCCCCCGCCGACGGCGTACCGAGCGCGTCGTCGAGGCCCTTGCGGGCCTCCTTGCCGGCCTTCGCACCAGCCTGCGCCAGATCACGGCCGATGACCTTGCCGCCGTCCACCTGGGCGCCGCCGACAGTCCGCTCGATCGACTGGCGGGCATCCCTCGACGCCTTGTCAGCCGCCTGGGTAAGCGGCTGGCCGAACTCCTTGTCCAGCCGGGCCTGCAACCCCCGCAACGACGGGATCAGACTGACGTACGCGGTAGCGAGCTCGACAGCCATGACCTCACCTCCGTTCGGCCTGGAGCCGTCGTTCGCGTTGATCGAGGAGGCGGCCGACGAGTCGACCCAGGGCGCCATGGCGGCGCTCTTCCTCAGTCTTCGATTTCGGTGGCGTGATCGGCTTGGGCTTGTCGCCCTTGCCGCCACCTCGCTGCCAGTTCGCCCACTCCAACGTCGTGGCGATCCGGGCGAGCAGGTAGTCCGACGTCGACCAGTCGACGATCGAGCCTTCGGTCTCACGCACCAGCGCCGATGACCGCGGCAACCGCTCCACCAACACCCTCAGCCGCCGCCACGTCAGACGTGGCGTTCCCAGATCAGTGACGAGGTCGAGCCCGTAGAAGCGGAGCATGTCGGCCTCGAGCGCCTCGGCGTGCTTCGCTACGAAGCGGCCGAGGCTTCGGATTCCCCCATCGGGCCGTCCGCCTCCTGGGCCTTCAGCAGCATCGGGAACAGCAGCTTGGATGTGCCGCCGGCCTTGTTGTAGCGGGCGACGTTGTGGGCGCCGCCGAGAAGGTGCGCCATCAGTTCGTCGTCGGTCTTGGCGTCGTCCGGCCACAGGTCGATCGGGTCGACTGTGACCGTGAGGTCATCGTCGATCACGACCTCGACGGCGCCAGCGGCGCGACGTTCGGCGATGTAGGCGGACAGGTCGACGCGCTTCGGCATGGCGAGGGCTCCTTGATGTTGGGGCGAGGGCGTGGAGTTGTGCCTGGTGGCACGAGCGGGCCGGGATGCCCTCGCCAGAGGTCCCGGCCCGCTCGATCACGACGGTCAGGAACCGGTGGGGGCGGCGCCGTCCTCGGTGGTCAGCTCCTGGCCGTACCAGGTGCCGTCGGAGCCGTCGGAGGCCGCCAGCAGGGTGCAGGCGAACTTGTAGACGGTGAGCCCGGAGTCGGTCCACTGCTCCTCGCCGTCTGGCTTGATCTGCACCTTCGGGTACCAACGCAGCGCCGTGTTGGACCCGTCGGTGCCGACGATGCAGACGGTCTTGATGTTGAGACCGAAGCTCAGCGGACGCAGCTCACGGGTGGTGATGCCACCCGACTCCGACGCCGATGAACCAGGCCGGCGGATCCCGAACACGGTGTCGCTGTTCTCCAGCGATCCGAACGAGAACGTCTCCTTGACCTTGATGGTCGCCTGCCGCACCAGGATGTTGCCGTAGGCGTAGTACTCGCTCGTGGTGTCCGTGTAGCCGAAGCTCAGACCGGTGTCCTGGTCGAGCAGGCCGAGCGACGTGAAGTCGGTGGTGAGATCGGCTGTCGGCGAAGCCGGGCAGCTCGTGTCGGCATCCGCGATCCAGACCTCGGCGGTCTCCCAGATGCGCGCGTTGTTGGTGTCGCCAGCCATGGCGCCTCCTGTTAGTTGTCGCCGATGGCGGCGAGGTGTGTTTGGTGGCGAGGGCTTGGCGAGGGCAACGACGGCCGATGAGCGGCCGGCGAACTTACGATCCAGTCAGGACCGACCCGCGAACATGCAGCGTCGCGGTGAACGTGTAGCGGGCAGTGTCCGACTCCGGGTCCGGCAGCCATGCAGGCCCGGCGGCCTCGTCGGTCCGGTAGATCGTGGAGCCCGTCGAATGGGTGCCACGCAGGCCGTGGAGCCTTGTCCGGGCCTGCTGGATAAGGTCGTGGGCGTCAGGCTTCGACGTTGCCCACGCCTCGATGGTGACCTGTGGGCGGTCTGAGACGATCGTGGCTCGAGGCCCGCCAGTGCGTTCAACCAGCAGGAACTCGGTCGGCCTGGTCCCCGGGGCTGCCGGCAGACGGGTGAGAACCGTTGCGCCGAGCATGTCACGAAGATGGTCGGCGACCAGCAGCTCGACATCAGGGAACTCAATGAGGTCCACGGTCACCCCCGTCCGGCGTCGATCGCTCGGGTGAGCGTCCGTCTCGTCGCCTCATTCCGCTTGGCCGACTGCCATTCGGTGATGACGACGGCGCGTGCCCGCTTGCGTCCTGCTTCTGCCTCGACGATGTGTCCGGGTCCGGCACGGTCGGCGATCGCCTCGGCGCGGCGACGCAGATCGGCCAGGACCTCGGGGGAACACATCAGCTCAGTGGCTGCCTTGCGGTCGATGGTGATGCGGACGTTGCTCACCCGGCCACCGATCTGAGGGAGACCTCCCAGCCAGCGCCCGCCCACAGCTGCGGTTCGCCAACGACCTCGTAGGTTCGGCCCCGAACCGTCACCCGCGACTCCGCCCGGATCGGCGCTGACGGCAATAGGTACAGCGTCACCGTCACCGTCCGAGCATCACGCCCCGGGCCACCGTCAGCCGTTGACTGCGGAGCGAGCCGACCACGCACCCTCGACGGTGCCGATGCCGTGAAGTCGGCGACGGCGTTGCCATGTGCATCCGTGCCGGCAGACGGGTTCGTGATCGTCACAGCGTCGCGCATCATCGACCGGGTGGCGTTGAGGAGGTTGGACATGTCCACCTCCTCGGTGGGGGTCAGTCGGTTGGTTTCATCGCCCAGCCGAGCACCATGAGCACCAGCCCAACGATCCCGGCCAGCACAGCGACCCCGTACATCAGGTCGCCCGGACCGCCTTTCGGTCCCCACCACGCCCCGAAGATCGCCAACGGCACGACGGCCACGATCAGCATCGCTCCGGCCTTGGTCAGCTTCGCCTTGTCCATGCGCAAGAAGCTATGCAGGTTGTGGCCACAACGCACGAGACTCATCGAGCAGATGTCGAAGCGCCGGAGCGCCGAGCGCACGAGCCTGCTTGTAGCGGCGCAGTAGGGCAACGCCGTCCGGGTTGCCCTCGATGCGGTTCAAGCGCTCCTGGGGCGGGTGCCACAAGTGGAAGAGGTCGGAGCCTCCGCCGGTGCGGTGCGGCTGGGCTACCAGCTCGGTCAGGGCGATCCGCCAGGCGTCGTCCTCTTGACCCCACCCGACGAACCGAACATCGGGTGGAACGTCGAAGAGGACGTCGGTGCGCAACACGACCAGCGTGCCTGCGTGATGGCCGGTGTAGATCTCGATCGTGCGGAGCCCGTCGGTCTCTCCGGCCATGAGCCGTTCGGACGCCGCATCGGTGAGCCGGTGCAGCTTCTTCTGTGGGGTCGCCCATCCTCGCTCCAGCGCCGGTGCGATCGAACGTCCGACCTTCGGGCACCACACGTCGGCGTCGGCCACCACGTAGACGTCGGCGTCGACCCGGCGGGCTCCGTCGAGGATCGCCTCGGCACGATTGAACGGCTGGTCAGGGTTGCACGACCCGAGCACCTGCACCCACTCGGGGTGGAGCTCGGTGTAGCGGCTCTGGACCCACTGACGAGCCCGCTCCCGCCACGGGCACCCGGCCCGCCACGGGAACACCACAGCGACCTTCACGGCTTCCGCCCCTCGAGCCAGACCGCCGAAGCGACGAGATCGAGATGAGGTGATCGCCGCCCCCGGATCTCATCGAGGAACGCCTGCGCCGTCGGCGTGATCGGCTGGCCCGACGCCTGGAGCATCCACCCGAAGGTGAAGTCGAGGTCACCGAACACGCCTTCGCCGACGATGTCGAGGTGTGGATCGCAGATCAGGTGGAGTCCGGCGGGGCAGAGGTTGAAGTAGTGGTGCGGGATGAGGTGGCCGGGCTGCATGAACGCGGCCTCGATGTAGACGAGACCTCCCGGCTTCAACACTCGGGCCATCTCCGCCACGGCCAACGCCGGGTCGGGCACGTGCTCGAGGACTGCCTGCGAGAGGATCACGTCGAAGGTGCCGTCGTCGAACGGCAGGTCGAGCACCGAGGCGACGACATCGACCGTCGGCCACTCGGTGACCTCGACGTTGATGACCCGAGGGTCACCGAAGCAGCGGTCGCCGCCACCGCAGTCCATCGCTCGCCCGTCGGCCGGCATGGCGGCCACCAGTTCCTCGAAGCGGGCCGGGTACCCGTTGCCGCGGTTCACGCGCTCACCCACGGGCGTCCACCTTCCGTCGTCGCTGCTCGATGCTTCGTCGCTGCGCCTCGTTCAGCCACGACCCGTGGAACCGGTGAGCGGCGAACACCCACGGGCCCGCCTCATCGAGATCGCCCTGCTTGTCGAGGTAGTGGAACGGGTAGAACGCCCCTGGCGGAAGCACCAGCACGTCGGATCGGTCGGCGAGGACCTTGGTCGTCACGCCCGGACCGGACGTCCAAGCGTCACGACCCCTCGACACCTCAGCACGGGCCATCTCGAGTGCTTCACGGAACGCCGGGTGGCCGGGCTCAGCCCCAAGAATCGCGTCGGGGATGCACCGGTTGTCCTCCCACGCCGCGAACGCTGGGACCGACACCAACGGTTCGAAGCTCCGGAGCGGTTCGACGTCCGAGTCGACGTAGATCCCCCCGTACTGCACCAAGGCCTCGAGCCGGATCAGCCCAGCGAGCTGGGCACCGTTGTGGCATCTCGGCCACAGGTCTCCGGTGAGCGGCCAGTGCTCGGCCGGGAGCGGGTCCCGGTGGGTGTGGAACAGCCAGCCGGGGTGAAGCTCTTGGAGGCGCTTCCAGTAGGCCTCGGCAGTCTTGTCGACCCGCTCGGGGACCGTCCGGTGGAACACCTTCGGGATCCTGGTGAGGCGGGCCTCTTCGACGGCCCGGGTGGCCTCGTCCAGCAACTTGGCCACGGCGTCGCGGTTGCCGAGCGCGACGTGGTAGCGCCGGCCGCGCTGCTCGTTCGCCTGGTAGCCGGGGAGCGCCTTGTTGTTCTCCGGGCTGGTCGGGTGCCAGAGGTGCCACACGTCGCCGTCGACCCGCAGGAGCGGCCCGCCGAACGTCTCGCAGGCCACCCGAAACCCGATGTCCTCCCAGCCCCACCCGGAGAACGTCTCGTCGAAGCCGCGCACCTCGTCCCACAGCGAGCGCGGCACGGCGATCACACCGGACTGCTCGTCGGGCCAACGGCGGATCACCAGCGGCTCCCAGTTGCCTCGGAACCCGGCGAGGATCTTCGCCGTGCCCGCCTTCGACAGCATGTTGCGGGTCTCGTAGGCGGCCACGAGGCGCCGCTCGCTGTGGGCGAGTTCGACGGCCTTGCGGACCTGCTCCGGGTTGCACAGCACGTCGGAGTCGATGATGACGGCGACGTCCCACCCGCCGGTGATGTCGTCGGCCGCCTGGGCGGCACGGTTGATGGCCGCCGAGCGGTTGAACGCTCCGACCGTGTGGTGGCCTTCGACTACAGGCCAGTCCGGGTGGTCCTTCTCCCACCACGGTCGAGCGAACGCCCACAGCTTGTCCCGGTGGCCGTTGTCGGGCCGTCGGGGAACGAGGATCGCGACGGTGGGGGTCACCACTCCGTGTCCGTGTCGACGTACTCCGGCTCGCCGAGCAGCGCGCCGGTTTCGATCGTTCCTCGGGTCGTCGACAGCACGCCGATCGTCCCGAACTGCCCGACCGTCTGGCGGATGATCCGCTTCTCCGAGTCGAGGAGGTACACGTCACCCGGGGCCATTGAGACTGAGAACGGGCCCACCGACTCCGACGTGTGTCCGTCGGGGTTCAGCACTGCCCGTCGGGCGACCTTCATGGCGAGCGTGACGATGATGTCGGGGACCCCGTCGAGGTTCCCGTCGGCATCGACCCACGTCTGGCCGGCCTCCGCCCGGATGAGGGCTGAGGCGTCGTCGAGAGCTGCCTGCGCCCGCGGACGGTCGCACGACTTCCCGAGGCGCACCTCGAGGTCTTCGACCGGTGCGAGCGCAGGCAGGCTCATCGTCAGGACCCGGTGCCGAGCTCGACGGCGCGGACGAGCAGGAGGTCCGACCCGGCATCGTTGTCGGGATCCTCGGCTGGCTCGAACCGTCCGGTCGACACGTTGAACTCGCCGTGATCCTGCACGACGGACGTGCCCACGAACGAGTCGAAGCCGAGGATGTCGACCCAGCCATCGGCCGACGAGTCGAACGCCCGGATCGCCCGCATGGCGAAGCCGTTGGACGACAGCGAGGTGCCCCACGGCACCCCGTCGGGCACGACGGGCACCTTCGACGAGGCAGCGTAGGCGGTCCGGTGGAAGGCGTAGCCCTTGTCGGGGTCGAGTCCGGGGACGGTCACGACCCGGAAGCCGGCGATGTTGAGGATGGTGGCCTCACGGAGCGCCGCCTGGGCCGAGTCGCCGGCGCCGTCGTAGCGGCGCAGGTTGTCGTCCTTCAGGACGTCGGCGGCGAGGTTGGCGCCGAGGGCCACGGCGCGCCCCGACATCGGCACGTTGGCCAGGTCGAGCGCCGTCTTGGCGTCGACCAGGGAGCCGTGGACGTCGCCGGAGTCCCACGTCACCGACTGGGCGTAGGTGGCGCCCTCCATCAGGTCTGCGATCTCGTCCTCCCAGCCGCGCACCATGGCGTCGGAGATCGGGGCGAGGACCTGCTGGCCGAAGCTGGCGATGTCGAGGGTCAGCTCCTCGTCGCTGATCTCCACGTCCTTGTAGAGGTTCGTGTCCAGCGTGATCGCCACCTTGGCCTCGGTGAGGCTGTCGCGGTTGCGGGTCGAGCCGGAGCGGAGGGTCCGCTTGCGCGCCGACGTGGTCGCACCGATGGACACGGTGATCGTGTCGTCCTTCGCTCCCTTGAAGTTGGGGTTCGGGTCCACCCAGACGAGCTGGGGGAGCACGACGTCCCGGTTGAGCGCGCCGATGAGGGCGCCGACGACGACCTCGGGCTTGATGAACTCGTTCGCCATGGGGACCTCCTCGGGTCAGTGGTTGGCCGCGGTCGGCTCCATGGCGGCGCCGTGCGGGTGCTTTTCCGTCAGGGCCGGGGGACGAACTCGGCGAGCTTCGCCACGTCCGTCTCCACGGGGTCCGTGGACGGATCCGTCCCGCCCTTCAGGACGGGGGACGGTCTGGCCGACGGAGGTGCCGACGGGGGCACCTCGGACGGCATGAACGCTTCGAGGATCTCGTCGGCGTCTGCCTCGAGTTCCTCACGCGTCGCTCCCACGAGCCGCTTGGCCTGCGCCGGGGTGAGCCCCTTCGCTGCGGCGATCTCGTGGCGGAGTGCTGACGCTTCGGCGGCTTCGGCACGCTTCGTCGCCTGCTCGGCCTGCTCCTGCAACCGCTGGAGCTCGGACTTGCCGGCGTTCTCGATCTCGGCGAGCTTCGCCGCCAGGTCGTCAGCGCGCTTCTTCTCGTCGCGCGCCTTCTGCCGTTCGGCTTCCAGCGCTCGCTTGCCGGCATCGCCCAGGGCGTCCGGGTCGGCTGGCGGGTCGGTCGGCGGGTCCTTCGGAGGGTCGCCCTCCTGGCCGCCGGAGATGACTGGGAGGCGGGTCCCGTCGGGGAACCGCCAGAACCGGCCCTCGCGGGCCGGGAAAGCGTCGGGCATCGCGCCCTCCTTCGTGGTGCCCTCGTCGCGAGGGACTTGGTTTCCCTCCACCCATCGCGGGTGGCGGGCGGTCTCACGCCTGGGCGTTGAAGGCCCGGCGGAAGGCGTTCATCGGGTCGCTGGACCCCTTCGCCTCGGCGGCGTACAGCTGCGCCCACCGGTCACCGTCGCCGGGGAGCGGGGCGCCTCGTTGGTACACCGGCTCCGGGGTGCAGGAGCACCCGTCGTGCGGCTGGAAGTCGGCGGTCTCGTCGGAGAAGTAGACGGCGCCCCTCCCGGCGAGCATGGCGCAGAAGGCGCACGGCTTCCCGCTGGTGGCTCGTGCCCACCCGAGCGCCTTCGGGTCCTGGCTGGCGGTCTCGACGATCGTGGAGCGCCCACCGTTGAGCGAGTGCCGCAGCGCCGCCCGGGCCGAGCTGGCCGCCGCCTGCTCGAGAGCGTCAGCGAGCGGGACCCCCCTGGCGAGCTTCGTCTTCACGGAGACCGGGCCGGTCACCGTCAGCGAGGTGGCGATCGGCGCCCAGTCCATCACCGGGGACACCATCTGGATGGCCTCGTTGGTGCCGAGCTCGACCATGCGGAACGCCCGGAGGTACCCGGACGCCAGGTCGACGGATCGGCCGTACTGGCGGGAGATCAGCGGTTCGAGTGCCCGCAGCCACGCCGGGGCGGTGGCGTCCAGGCTGTTCGGGTCGAGCAGCCGCCAGAGCGTCAGCATCGCCCGCACCGTCTCCGCTCCCAGCCGGGACTGGGCGAGCCGGTGGCCTTCGGTCAACTGGGCAGCCGCTGCGACCGCCGCCACGTCAAGCCGCCGGGAGTGCGGGTGACGTCTGAGCGTCTGCCAGGTTGGCGATCAAGGCCTCGATCCCGCCGGCCTGCGACGCCATCGCCTCCCACTGGTCGAGCTGCTGCTGGGTGACCCCGGGCAGCCATTCCCATGCCGCCCGGTAGGGGACGCCGAGCATCTGCACCATCTTGCCGGCGGCGTCGACCGCCTGCGCCAGCGACCGGAGCGAGGTGTCCTGCCAGGTCACCTCGGCGCTGAAGTCGGCCGCCGAGGTGGTGTCGCCGGCGATCCACGAGGCGAGACGGAGGAACTGCTCCCACGACTCCCCGAAGCTCACCCGTCGCTCCTCGCCCTTGGCCATCTGCGACCCCTTGGCCGCGATGATGGCGTCGGCGTTGAGGTTCGCGACCATCCCGGTCATCTCGTAGGCGGGCGTCTGCGACACGGCGGCCAGCGTCTTGATGTCGTGGTCGTAGGCGTCCGTGAAGCCGTTCAGCGGCGTGGCGGGAAGGGAGCCGAACTTGGTGTCGGGGTCCTGGGCAACGAGGAAGTCCTCGGCCGCCAGTCGGAGTTTCGCCTGCTGCTCCGTCTCGCCCTCGCGCACCGACTCCGACAGGGTCATGCCCGCGATGGTGCGCACGATCCACGACGCGAACCGCTGCACGACCAGGCGGTCGAACTTCGTCTGGTCGATCGAACCGAACAGCGGGATGAAAGGTTCGATCTCGCCGGCGCAGCGCCCCTCGAGGTCGAAGCGGTTCACGAACCGGACGACCGGGCAGACGCCGGCACCGTGCGCCGCCGCCTTCTCGTAGGTCCGCGCACCGTCGATCCCGTCGACCGTCGTCACGGTGTGAACGAACTCGTCGTCGAACACGAGGAGCTCGAAGCGGTTGCCTCGTCGGGGCGACACGCGCATCGCCACCTCGGGCCACTCGTCCCACGCCGGGTCCTCGTAGAGGGCGATCATCTCGCGGGGCGAGACGCCTCGCATCGTCGGCATCGGGTCGCCGGTGAGCGTCCGACCAGGGAGCGCGGTCCCGTAGGCGGACCCGTACATCAGCGCTGCTCGATGCATCGGGATCTGCCGGGAGTCCATCCCGTTGGCCTGCCAGATGCGCCACGGCGCAGCGTTCTCGGTCGAGTCCGACGTCCGGTAGCCGCTCACGTACAGCGTCTGAGCCACCGACCCGACGACGAGATCGCCCCACGGCACCTCAGCACGGTCTGCCAGTTGGCGGTACTCCGCTGTGGCCCGAGCGGGCGACGACGGGCGGCCGTGACTCCAACGCGCCCACTTGTCGATCTTGTCGAGCTTGCGGCGCTCCTCGCGCCACTGGGGGATGAGCGAGTCTCCGAGGACCGCCAGGACATCGTCACGCGAGTACGGCACCCCGACCTCCCCTCACCAGACCTTGCCCGACCTCGCCGGACTCTTCGCCGCCCGCTCGAGAGCGAACAGCGCCAACGTCACGCCCCACAGCGGAGCGATGTCCACCGACCGGTCGGCCGCCGTGAACTGGCGGGCATCACCCACATGACGCCACCGCGCCGCCCCCACCGCGACCGACAGCACCGTCTGACCGGCGTGGCCCAGCGACCCGTCCGCCACCGCGTCGGCGAACATCCCGCAGGCGGCCGACAGGTCCCGGCCGGCCACCGTCACCACCGGAAGCTTCGAGATCGACTGGAGCGCCGGCAGCAGCGAGCCGGCCTGGCCAGCCGGGTTGATCGCCACCGCCACCGGACGCCACTTGGCGGCCAGGTCGGCCACCCGATCCTTCACCCACGCCGTGCCACGCTCCGACTCGACCATCTGCACGAACCGCGACCCGTCCGGCCGCCGACCCGCCAGATGGATCGACCCCCACTTGCGGTCGGGCGACACCTCGACGGCGAACGCCACCGGCGACGGTCGCTCCCCATCAGCGTCCTCGAGCATCGACCAGGCCTCCGGCGAGATCGCACACACGCCAGCGTCGTCATCCCAGATGCCCAGCGCCTCACGCCGGAACCCGTCCTCGCCCAGCAGCCGCTTCATGCGCTGAATCGCCCTGGTCTTCGTTCGCTTCGGATACGACGGATTCGCCTCCCGCCACGCATCCCGATCATCCGGATCAGAACCCGGCTCGGCACCGAACTCCGCCCACAACGCATCCTCCGAGGTGCCCTCCATCGCCTCCCGGCGCATCGAGGTGAACACCTCCGACGGATCTCCCGGCTTCGGCGGAGTCCCCATGAGGATGATCTGCGGGTTCGCGGCCTGGTTCGTCGTCGGCACCATGTCCGACAGCGCCGACTCGGTGAGGATCTGCGCCTCGTCCAGCACCAGACGCCGCACCTTCGTAAACCCGCGAACAGCGCCACGCTCCCGGGCGGCGAACACGATGCGAGACCCGTTGCGGAACGTAATGCACTCGTTGCCGGCACCGGTCGTGATGTCGTCCGGGTCGATGTGAGCGGCCAGCGCCGGCGACGTCGCCCACCCCCTGAGCTCGTCGAAGGTCTCTCGGGAGACCTTGAACCGATGCGCCGTCCAGATCGTCGTCGTCCCCGGATGGATGATCGAGTCGGCGAACACCACCGCCCCGACCATGAACGTCTTCCCGACCTGACGAGGGATCGACATCGCCACCGTGTCCGCCGCATAGTCGCCATCGGACCGCTTCGCCAGGATGCACCGGAGCAGCTCCCGCTGCCACGAATCGAACCGGATCCCAAGCTCAGCGCACGTCGCCTCGACCGACGGGAACCCCGTGGCCACGATCCCGTCCGGCAGGACCAGACGTCGCGCCTCAGGAAGGACCCCATGCTTCGTCGGGGGTGGCAGCAGCGTCAGCGACATCGTCCTCCCCCTCGGCAGCGCCGAGAGCCTCGAGCTCCTCGGAGATGGCCAGCAGTCGCAACGACAGCGACGCCAGATCCCTCGCCGCGACCCCACCATCGATCTCGCTGGCGATCTCGTCCCGCAGAGCCACCAGAAGCGCCCTCCGATCCCCCGACAACGCCGCCGCACCAACCCTCCCGGCTGGCGTCCGGGACGGCGGCACAGCCCCGTCAAGAGCCTCCTGCGCCCCTTCTGGCTGGCCCACGCTGGCCACCTCCTGTGGAAACGAACCCGTGTGTGGAAACGGAGCT